TAATTGATCTTTTTTAACAATACCAACTCTGTCTAATATTGAGTTGGCAGCTGCTAGACGAATACCTGCCTGTGGTGTAGTGCCGTCTTCGTCTAGTAAGGTGATTAACCTATTAACTGCCTTGGCAGAGTGTGTGGATAGGTGGTTCTCTGCCAATTCTGTAATCTCTTTTTTTAAATTCTGTACAACTTTCGGATAGCTATGGTCTGAATACCCTGCTATCCTTGCTGCCTCTCTTGGATTTCCCTGTGCTTTTGTAAAAAGTACGTCTAGGAACGTCTGTTGCATATCTGTTAAGTTTCTCTTTTGAGTTTTTGTTATAGAAGAATCCATTATTTGCGTTTATTAGCTCCATTATTTCCTTGAAAGGAAGTTGTTTTACTTTTTTTATGTCTAGATCTAGCATAATTTCTGTATTATTCGTGATGACCCCTTTTGTTCTATTGAATTGTGCGTGTATGTGTGTCCTTTGAATAATATATACTACCTATTATAGTGGTGATTAACAATTTTGTCAAGTATTTTTTTAAAATAATTGTGCCTGCGACATTATAGTCATAGACAAAATTGAATATGAGGTGTATAATGTTATTAGGAACCTCCAGGGGGGCCTAACATCTATATCATAGGTAAATTTACAGCTACCCCCTAGGGTATTCCTAGTAATATTGTCGGAATATTTAGCCCTGAAATATGGCCCCAAGGTGGTTTACATGGATCCTGGGGATTTTCTGGTAACTGGGTATATACATATAGTGGGAGGGGGCATGGCACTTGCCTACCCCTAGGGGTTACTTGGTTTTTTACTTGTCAAGTTTTTGGATTGCCCTAGGATTTCCCTGGGTTGCTTTTGGTTACCGCTTAGAATTGTTTAAGGTAGTGTAAAATTTTGTAACTATAATTAACTTTGGTAACTACTTTGGTTTTATACTAGGCACAAAAAAAAACCCCCCAGTGATTAGCTGAGGGGCTTTGAGAGGGTAGCTTAATTAATTTTTAACTGAGTTTAAATCGTTCTCATAATTTTGAGTTTCAATTTCCTCAAATCTTTTATTAATATCTTGCTCGTATGTTTTTACTTTGCTTTGTAATACTTTTATTTTGTTTTTTAGTTTTTTATTTTCTTCTTCTAAATCTCTAATAATTGTATTACTGTTAATCACTTTAAAATTATTCATAATTACTTACCCCCTTTCTGCCTATGCTCTTTAATTTCCTGCTCAATTTTTTCATGATCTATTTTGTTTAAATACTCTATGCTATCAGCGTGTCTAGTTATTCTTTTTGGAAAGCAAGCTGTAACAAATTTATGTACATCAAAAGTATATCTAGCCCCTTTAACTCTGTTTAATCTGTCTATATTTTCATTTCTGAAATATGTAGCTAGATCACTAATTACTTTTGTATTTATGCTCGGTTCGTATTCCCCTTTATTATTTGTGCTTTCATAATTATTTCTAATTATATCTGTAATCGCTATGTAGTGTTTTTTTGATAGGCTCATTTTTATTTTCCTTTTGTTAAGTTAATAATGATAAATTTAATTTTTTCACATGGCATAAAATAGGTTGAATTGTGTTACAAATAAGACAAAAAAAACCCCCATATTTCAGGGGGTTTTCTTAGGAGCATTAATATTTATATATAATAATTATATATAAATTCTATACTTAAACAGCAATTTTAAAATGTTTATTAAATTTACCTTTTAATTCTTCAATTGTATTACTTTCTAATTCAGCACTTGAAGCATTATCAACAACCCATGACCCATAAAGATCTTTTACAATTCCATTTTTAGATTGCTTTCTTCCTGTTTCAACAATTTCTTCTAGTGTGTTTCCATAATTAGTTAATTTCCTAATATGGTTTTCAACCTGAAGAATTGCATCAAGCCCCATGTTATCATCTAAGTATGTTAATTGCTTTTTAATACTCTCAGCCATGGTTTGAGCCTTCTCAGGTGTGTACTCCCCTGAGGTTGCTTCGTCTGTTACGTCTTCTAAATCCTCGGCTTCTTCATTAGATGTAATACTTCGATCAACTGTAATATTAAACATATATTTTTGAGTTAATTTTTCGAGTAATGTAAAATTACACTCTACAAAATATACTTTGCTGTCCGTTGCTTTTTTTAAATTGTCATTGTCTAATCCAAAAATAGATTTAACAATTTCATTTTTTAAACAAAACAAATTTATTCTTACAACTTTTTTATCAAATTTATAATTAGATTTATCTAAACTCATTATAAATAATGAAGGGTACATAACCCTATTGGCTGTAGTTCTAATTGCATTTGCTCTAATTCTTTCATCACTTTTTTTAATAGTGTGATCAGGTTCAGGCTTTGCTTTATTTTTTTCTTTGGTTTTTTTCTTCTCTAATTTAGTTGCTTTCTCTTTGTCACTTTCAACTAAATTTTTAAAGTTTGCTAAAGGTAAAATGATACGATCAACAAGTCTTTTACGTTCCATGTTTATTCTGTCCACAGTTTCAAAGCCCCTTGTCTCAGTTAATATTTGATTTGGTGCTTTAATACCTAACATAGAATAGATACTATCATTATTTACTTTGAACTTATTTTCCTGAAATAATTCATTATTTCTTTGAACTATACTCATAGAAGTTATTTCATTTTTAATAGTATTGTCACCTATACTAGTTAAATAATTGTTTAATTGCTTATCCATATGTCCTCACTTTCTTTTGTTAATTGTTTTTATATTTTTAAGCATAAGAAATTTATATAGATTTATACATACAAGTCAAATTAAATTATCAATTTTATTCGTTTTTTTAAATAACCCCCATAAAACCTAGGTTTTTTAATAATAATCAACTCATTTGATTATGCTTAAATAACCCCCATAAAATATAGCTTTTATGTATTAACGAATAAATACAAGGCTTATTTGACCTATGCAGTTTTTGCATATAGTAATAGATGTATGAGTAAAATTAAGAGTAAACATAATAATCTTTTAAATTATTTTTTGTATGATCATAAATATTTATCAAAGCAATATTTAAAAAAATGTAAAAAATTTTTTAAAGAATTAAAATTAAAAGAGGATATAAAAAACATGGACAAAAAAACAGAAAAAAAAGAACTAACATTAAAAGAAAAAGAGGACAATTTTTTAGAATACTTGGGCTTTGATCGTAGCGATTTAAATGACGATGGCTCAGATTTAGAAGAATTAAAAAATTTAGGGGGCTTTCAAAATTTTAATGATAGGTTGAAAAAATGACAATTAAATTATCACTGATAATTTTAAACGTATTTATTTATTCATATCTAATCTTACAAATAGTTAAGTTATGATTGAACTACTAATCGAAACTTACAACGATGCAGATAAAACAACTCAGTTATTTATGATGGGTGTATTCGTATTCGGTGTCTATTCTTTTTTAAAAAAATTCTAATAGTTAGCTTGACTTATTTTTATTTTGCCTGTAGTGTTTTTATAACAACGAAAGGTAAAAATATGAAAGCAATAATGTATGTATCTTTATTATGGGTTACGCTTGGAATATTGATCAGTTTCGTTGCAGTATAACCATAGTAAAGTGAGGTAGTTATAATGTACCTAAAGCCCTTGTGTCAGATTTGACGCAGGGGCTTTTTTTTTATACTATGTAATTCTCATGGCGAGTAATACTCTTAATGTTATTGAGTGAGATCACGATACATAACACCATGAGTAAACACAGAAAGGAATACAATGCCAGATCAAACTAGTAATGAAATCTCACACGTTCAATCAGTTAATAAAGGTCGAGAACTACAACGTAGTAAAATAAAAACTAATCTATCAGTTGAAACTCAAGCTACACTTCAAAAAAATACAGAAGAGTTAGGGGTTGATATTGTTAAAAAACAGATAAGCATATTCTTTAAAACACCATTTGACCAATTAAAAAAATTATAGTATTAATAATGCTGTGAAAGATTTTTATTTAATATTAATTTACTTTGTGATCATGTTTGTATTAAGTTATTTGTTAGCTTGGTACAATGGATATTTAATTTAACCGACTTTTTATCCCTCTCTAGTTAAAAAGACACCCCCTTGTAGCAATACAGGGGGGTTTTTTATTTGACGTATGTAAATATTTAATGTAATTTATATTCATGTACCGAAGAAACCAATGCGTTCAAATTTTTATTTGTGCAGATGTTGGCAGGTAGTAGGTGCATAGAAAAGGAAAACATATGTTAGAAAACGTAGAAGGCAATATGCCTACAGAAAACACTACACCTACAGTAGATACTACTCATGAACTTAAATGGAAGAGAACTGTTCGTAGACATGCAATCAATATTCTCGCATTAATTGAGAATGATGGTGTGCCTACACAGAAGATGAACTTTCAGATAAGAAAATTGCATGAGGCATTTACTTATTGGAATAGTGACGTTGCTTCATGGGTTAGACATAGATCTGTTTTGCCTACAGATGAAACTCATAGTCAAACCTTAGAGCCACAGACAGAACTTCAGAAACCTGAAGTAAATCCTGTCAATACAGATTGACGTAAGTTAATTTATATTATAATATGTAAGGGCAATCAGGGAGACTTGGTTGCCCTTTTTTGTATGTTCGGACTATAAAAATGTAGCAATGGTTAATAACCCATTAGTCTATTGGCTCAGCTTCACTGATGGAACACAATCAAGGGGGGTAAGTGCCGAGTGATGTACATTGCAATGCATATAACAGCTGTTATCTACTGGTCAGCAACACTTACCCTGAAAATTAATCAACAATAAGGATAATATGACATACGCAAATATGCACCAAAGCAACGTGCCTCATTTACTGTACACCTTATTAACTCAAACCAAAGCTAAGAAATTCCGTGCAGGATTTATTAAGAAAGATGGTAGTTATAGAGTTGGTAAGTTTGATCTTAAAGATAGGAAGACTTGGAAACAAGAAGACGGCACTATGTACAAACGTAAAGGTAAGAAGAGAACTACAAACCCAGAACATTATATCTTAGCACATGACCTAGATAAATTCAGAAGACCTACAAATATTTCTATTGATAGGTTACTCTGGTTTAGTGTAGGTAAATCTGTTTATACTGTTACTAAATTACAAGGTGAAACAATCTCTGTAGTTATGTATGAAAGAGTTAAGTTTAGTGGGCTTAAACTATTACTTAACCCTGATCAAGTGACAGCCAAATGGGCTTTAAAGTTTTTAAATTAGTATGATGACTTTTAATTATGGGCTTGGTATGTTTGTATATAACATATCAGCCCTTATTGTGATTGCCCTTATAACCTACAAAGTTTTATATTATGTTACTAAAAAGAAAAGAAAGAAAGAACACCTTGAAAGATTACTCAAACGTAAACCATGGAAAGAAGATACTGAATAAAACCTATAGGGTATATACTAACCCCCCCTGCAACGACAGGGAATCATATCACAGATCGGATCAAAATTCAATGCGTCATGTTGACCAAAGAAAAAAAATATGTTATCTATGTGATTCCAAAGCAGATATAATAATCAATAAAAAATATTACTGTGCAACGCATGGTATAAAATTACAGAGGTAATATGGAGAAGTCAGTTACTGAGGCGAAGACAAGATCGCCAGAAGAAAAAATATGGATTGCTGTTATTCAGCAAAAATTTGAGGATGCTTTTGAATTAGGTATGGGTCATAACCTAACCATAGCAGAAGTACAAAAAGCAAGAAACTGGTTTTATACTAAAGATTGTGCTATGACTTGTGATTGTGTTGGCACTACTCGTGATCATATATTAAAATTATATAATACACTATCAACAAGGTATAAATCTGGACACATAACAAAAGATGAGTTAAGATTTGCAATAAGAAAATTGGAGTTAAAGATATGAAGTTAAAAGAAATAGAAGCTAAGATAGGTGGACTATCTAATACAAGTAAAATGCCTGCGTACTCGTGGGGCATATCAGCTAAAGATTGTAAGACAGGAAGTAAGTTAGCACTAATAGATGGCACAATTTGTAACAAGTGTTATGCTAACAAAGGTTGTTATGTATTTAAAGTTGTACAAGACGCACATAAGTTTAGACTACAAGCAGTAGAGCTAAACGAATGGGTAGATTATATGATACAGCTCATTACAATAAAGTATAAAAAGCTAGATAAATCAAGGCTTTACCACAGATGGTTTGATTCTGGGGATATACAATCTTATTCTCATTTGATGAAGATATTTGAGGTGTGTGAGAATACACCACACATTAAACATTGGATAGCTACGAGAGAATATTCTATTGTAGATAAGGTAGATGAGAAAGATGTACCAAAGAATTTATGCTTGCGTGTATCAGCTATTAAAGTTGATGGTGCTATACCTAAGTTCTGGAAGTGGACATCTGGTGTGCATAAAGACAAACGACACAAAGGTAGAGAGTGTCCTGCATACAAACAGAATAATGAGTGTGGCAGTTGCCGTGCTTGTTGGAATAGAAACATAAAACAAATAAGTTATAAGGAACACTGATGAGTAGATGTTATGATCACAGTATAAAAAAAGATATGCTTGATTCTTATACTTGGAATAGTAAAGAAGAAGCAAAAGCAAATATACTAAAAAATTATAAAGAGTTAAGGCAATGGGTTGATAAAGAGTTAGAAAAATATAAACAACCTTTAGGGGGAGACTTTGATAAATGGTACGAAGAATACTCTGGAGGTACATGGGAGGAAAACAATGATACTTGATGATCAATATATAACAAAAGATATGCTAACTAAAGATAGTTACAAAGGTAATTACTATGCAAATAAAAATGCAGTGATGTATGATTTACAGAATGGAAAACAAAATGTAGTTTGTTTTTGTGATAACATTTATACGGCACAAGGTATTGTTGAAGGTTTAAATTTGTTAGATAAATTAGAAGCAGATGGAGTAGAGTTAAAAAAATGACACAAAATAAAATAGCAAAGATACTAATACAAACAATCATAAAAGAATTAGGTGGCAAACTAAATGGGCAAGACCAATACCTTGATGGTATGGGTACACAGTTTTCATTTGATTTAAATGGTAAGTCGTATTCAGTTGACTTATGGGATGAAGATATAGTAAAAGAATTTAATAAATGATAACACGGAGTAAAAAAAATATGAAGCAATATACATTCATACGAACTGGTGGAGATAAAAAACATATCGAAGCTATGAGTTTAAAGAAGGCCATAAAAAAATATGATGGCAAACCAAATGATCATGACAATAATGTTTTAATTGTTTGGACAAGTAAGAAAGGTAATGTAAGTAATCAAATGCTTAGACTACCATATGTATCTAGAAAAGAGAGAAAGGGAAAACTATGATTAGATTTATAGAAGTAACACAGAAGCACATAGAAAATGGTATTCGAGGTGATGAATGTAAATGTGCTATCGCTTTAGCTTTACAAGATGAATATAAAACTACTGAAACTTCAGTAGAAGTGGAGGATGAGCCATTGTTGTACGTTGATGGTATACCTCTAGAGATAGCAACATCTCAAATGGCTGATCATATAGATTTTTTTATTAGAGATTTTGATTTTAATAATAAAGTTGAACCATTTACAATTCAAGTATATGAAAGGGCAGGTTCATGAGGACAATATACGCAGACGAGATAAGAAAAATTTTAGAGAACCATTACGAATGGTGTAAGAAAAATGGTAGAGATACATCGTGGTATGGTAAATATAAACGAGTAAGCACAAGGAAAAAAGTTAATGTTTGAATTTAAACATCCTAAATATTACAAAGAGTTAAAAAAAAATTTGACAAAAGAAAACTTTTCTGATAAGGGGGAAGAAGATGAAAAAATACAAAGTAAGACTAACAGGACTAGGGATAGAGGCGGTAGCGATAATACCATTCGAGGAAGAACCAACAATAGAAAAAATAGAAAATAACGTAGCGTACTATCTAAATCATAATCTAATGAAAGTAGAGCCTAACGAATTTGTTCGTTCAGATAGATACTTAATAACATACGAGGAAGTGCAGGTTGAATTATAGACAGCAATTAGAAGTTATCAAAGGTTTAAGCATACCATCCGAAACTCAAACGAGAATGGATTGCCCATTCTGTAATGGGAGAAACACACTGTCTATAGATACAACTGAAAATAAAATAGGGTGGTACTGCTTTCACGCATCATGTAGTGCAAAAGGTAAACAAGAGGGGGAAAAGAATATGCAATACGTTCAAAGAGTATTTCATGGTAACAAAGCGTTACACATAGAAGATATAGAATTTAAAATACCAGATAGTTTTCAATCAATATATTCAAATGAAAAGGCTATGCGTTGGTTATCTAATAATAATTGTTGGGAGTCTTGGTCATGGGGTCGAGCAGATTTTAAATATGATGTAAAACAAAATAGAGTTGTATTCTTAGTCAAGAATAGAATATCACATAAGATAGTTGGTGCAGTAGGTAGGACATTAACTAAAGAAGATTTTCCTAAATGGTTTATGTATGGTAACAAAGATGTACCATTTAAGTGTGGTGATTGTAATGATGCAGTGATAGTTGAGGATTGCCCTTCAGCTTGTGCAGTATCTAATATATTAACTGGTATTGCAATTATGGGCACTAAATTAAAAGCAGTACAAAAGTCACATTTAAAACCATATAAAAATTTATATATATGTTTAGACAGAGATGCTACAACTAAAGCATACGACATGGCAAAAGATTTAAGATCATCTGGATTTGATAATGTAATTGTTAAACCCTTAGAGGATGACTTAAAATATTATAACACAGAACAAATAAGGAGGATGTTTTATGGACTCGAAGATGATGCAAGAGATTCTTGATGATTGGAACAGTTGGAAGTATGACATTCAAGATATGAATAAATCTGAATGGACTCAAAGAGATCAAAGTAAAGTAGAAAAAATAACTGCTATATTAGAAGAACAATTAGCTTGGCAGAAAGCGAAAGAGAGAAGATGATAGAAAAACAAATGATTAGGCTTATGCTTAATAAAAAATTTTACACTAAATATAAAGGTGTATTATCACCTAGTGTATTCTCTGGTGACATAAGCTCTTTGTATGATACGATACAAAAAGCACATGACAAGTATGAAGAGGATATAAAAGTTGATGAGTTATATTCTTTACA